AGAGTCTCTGCTAAGTATAATTTAGCAATTCCGATCCTGACTGATATCGACAAATCAGTTATTACCGAGAATTACTGTGAAATTAATCATGGTACTCTTGACGGCCATAATTATTGGCAGCAGCGCCACTGGTGGACTCGTGACACTCATCACCAGACTACCGTTCATGTGGTTTGAACGCTGTAGACAAGACTTTGTCTCGCGTTCTTTAGCAGCTACGAAGGAGAAGCCGGCAGCCGAGCCGAATTCTCTTCGTGAAATATTCAACAAACAGATCATGAGGCCACTCCCACCGCACCAGAACCACACCCATGGAATCGCTGCAGCAGCTCGCGCTACTGCTGTGAGGTTCATGGAAGAGGTAGCCCGGAACAGCGGTAAGGAGGGCTTCCATTACCAGATGTCTCCTGCTGATCAGAGAGCTAATCGCAATGGTTCCCGCCACTTCTTTTGGGGTAAGGACGTTCTCGCTGAGTATCGTCCTTTCAAAACTAGTGAGCACACCATCATCAACATGACGGATGTGGATTCGTACATCACGAATCTCGAGGCCTTCCTGAGCGATGAGTTCAAGCCCTTGCTCCTCTTCACCTTTACGGTGTTGAAGGCAGCGGACGATCTCGGAGAGGTCAGTTTCACCTTCAACGAGCGGAATGAGCTGGTGTCACGCGTATCAGGCGGAGCCACCTACACTCACCTGCTGTGGAGCTTTGAGACTGACGTCTTTAAGTGCGTCCGTACGACCTGTGGTATTCCAACCCAGGTAGCATTCTTCAATGTTGACAAACGCCGCGTTGATGACCACCACTCACTAGTGCTCCTGACTCCCACCGGACGCTGGAATGGACCCCCTGCCATTCTAGCTAACGGACTCGAGGGCACGAGACCACGGAGGTTCAGACCGGTCCAGCACACTCCGAGCGGACCTTTCACGAGGTTCCACGTTCAGACCCCACAGGGTTTGTTCACAACCACCGGAGTGCCTGGTCAACATGTTTGCGCATACCTCCCAGCACGCTATGATAACGGGCTCGAAAACATAGCGAAGTCCCTTTCCGTGAAGATTGGTCAACCGTCAGTGATGCAATTCTTTGAGGAGAACGGGCTAATGGAGATGAAGGCATCAGCCTCCGTAATGGTAGCCTGGCTACGCGCCATCACTAAGGAGAAACCAATTGAGGTAGAAACCGTCTTCCCAGTGGCAAACGGTGTGATCAGTTTCGACCACAACCCCGCTAAGTACAACCCTGAGGACAAACCTAGCCTCGTTCCTTTCATGGGCCCACTGGTGAACGGCGCTCACGCACCACTCCAGAGCAAGGGCAATGAGGAACATGCAGTCAAGACAAGGGTCAAGGACTACAAGCGCCCACCCAGTGCCCAGAAATATGAGTACTTCATGATGGATTGCATGCAGGAGTTCATTGAGAGAGCTATCCCGAAAGGGTCTCTAGTTCCACTCACCCTTGAACAAGTGCGTGAACGCCAAAACCGTGCCTCCCAACGTCTAATCCTTGACCGTGGGGAGGTGGAGCCTCCCAGAGGTTTCGTAACGGCATTCTTGAAGAAAGAGGCCACGCAAAAGGCCGGCGACCCTCGCTTGATCGGTACGTTTGATGGTAACACCAAGATGCACATCGCCTGTTTCATGTACGCACTATATGAAGCCGCGAAGCCTCTACCATTTTACGGATTCGGTAAACCACCAGTTGAGGTCGCCGCCGGCATAGCCAATGTTTGCAAGAACTCAGACCATGTGGTTAATACTGACTACACCAGGTTTGATGCGACTGTAACGGCTGTGGCTCGTCTCCTCGAATGGAAGATGCTCATCCACGCATTCGGACCAGAGTACCTAACTGTCTTGGAGAAACTCCACAAGACGCAGTACAATCAGAAGGTCCGTTGCTCTAGGGGCACGAAGTACGACGCTGACTTTGCACGTATCTCCGGTGAGATGGGAACCGCAATATGGAACCTATTCCTCAATGCCTTCGTCGCCTACATGGCTTGGCGTATGACCGTGGTTAGTCACCACGGACCACATCGTACGTACGTCCAGGCTGACGAAGCATGGCAGAACCTCACCGAGAAGGCGCAGTTTGCAGGCGACGACGGAGTCACTGGAGACATCGAGGTAGCGATGCTGGAAGCCGCCGCCGAAAAGATGGGCTTCATCTTGAAGGCAGTCAAGGTGAACAAGGGGCAACCTGGTGTGGAATTTCTCGGACGCAAGTACATGTCCACCGTCTGGTGGGGTGACCCCAACTCGATGTGTGACCTCGCCAGACAGCTGTCGAAGTTCCACACCACCGTGACGCTGCAAGGTGTCACAGAGTTGGAGAAACTGCTGGAGAAGTGCCGTGCTTACGCACTCACCGATGGCAACACGCCCGTCATTGGGCCCTTTTGCAGGGCCGTATTGGCGGCACATGGTGCCGAGGTCGAAATGACCGAAGCAACTAGAGCCATCCGGAGATGGGGTTCCGATATCCCACTGGAAGTGCAGTATCCCAACGAACTCTGCGATGAATTCAACCACATCGCAGAGGCCTCACTAGCACCGTATTGCTTCGACTTCGCCGCTTTCCAGAAGTGGCTCGAACAACCGAAGCAGCTGGCCGACTACCTCAGACCACCTACACTCAGTGAAACCAAGGCTCAGACATACACTGGACGTGTGGTGGTTGGATCCACAGGCGCCGAGGAAGTGCTCGGACCTGAGGTGGCACCCGAGGAACATGACCTGGACGAGAGCAAAAGCGATGAAGAGGAGAACTCTGAGCTAGGCCCCCGACCTGGAAAACTCCCGGGTAAGGCATCCCCCGAGCAGGCTGCCCAATACTTTGCTGACTTGGACTTTCTGGCGACTGCTACCGCCGAGTCAAGTTTTGGCAAAGGCAAACCCAAAGATCTGTCTGAACCTACTTCAACCGATAGCAACCTACCAACTGCGGCAACTCCCAATCCTAAGAAGAAGGCGCCTAAACAAGAGAGCGACACTTCAATGGACCAGGACGGTGCTGCGGACCGTGGGGAGCCACGGCCCAAGAATGACGGGCCCAAGAAGCAGGCACCTAAGCGAAAGGGTGCCTCTCCTAAGGGAAAGGATGTCACCGAGAACGGTGTACAGCCAGAACCCAAGGATAAGCCCGGTCCCCAAACCAAGGACCGGAAGGGTAAGAAGAAGGACACCACCTCGGCTAAAATTAGTGGTGAATCAGACTCCCAGTCGAAGACCGAATCTAGACCGCGCAGGAACCGCAAACGGAACCCGAAGCGGAAAGACGACGTCAACGCTGGGAAGTAGTTGAATTGAACACCGGGACTTTGGCGGGCACACCTTGGGTGTCCGCATTCGTTTTAATGTGGCCCTGGATTATTTACAGAGCACACTTTGTCCGAAGTCCCGTGATAACGAATACGAAATGCCCAACAAACCAAAGCAGTCAAGGCAGCCAAAGCGGAGACCAAACCGCAGGAGACGGCCCAACAAACAACCACCGCGCTCCTCCGGTTTGTCCGCTTATGCTAAGATGCTTGCAGATCCTTGCAATGCTACTCTCGTCCCGGG